AGAAAGCATGGCTGGTATATCATCACTGGTTTCTGTGCCTTGACCATCGATACCACCATTCATTCTATTAAAATCTTCCATATTGACATTACCACCTTCAGCGTATGCCATTGGCATTACCATACCACCACCATAATAACCCATACGATTAACAACCTGTGGTGCTACCTGAGCTAATGCTTCTAAGCCTTTGTTTGGATATTGTTTAGTTGCAGAACCACCATCTCTAGCTTGCATTGGTTGTCCACCACTTAATTGTGGGAATGTATTTGCTGGTAGTAATCCAAATTCTACTGGGTTAGGAGCTTGTTGTCCCATCCTTCTGGATACTTCTGCTTCTATATTGTATCTTCCCATTGGATCTAATTGTGTTAAAGGTGTAAGTGGTACACCTGAATCTTTCTTAGTTTCATCATAAGCCAATTTAGCTAATGCTCCAGCCAAACCACCAGTGACACCAATCCTAGCTAAATCTCCAAGACCACCACCACCTGTGCCTGTTAATCTATCTACTAAACTTGGTTGACCTTGTTGACCTTGCTGACCGCCATAGTTTGTAATTCCCATTTGGTCTGTTAAACCGCCAAGGACATCACCAACTACTCCATAGTTTCCTACATCATCAGCACCACCGCCACTAAATATACCGCCAAAACCACCTTTTGATGTTGTTGTGGTTGGTGGCATAAATCCTTCATCTAAGTATTTACCAGTTTGTTTATCAAAATACATTTCCTTGTCGCCTAAGTCTCTCAACTCATATCTGTCTGTATCTATTTGACCTTGCACTCTTGGTTGTCCTGACATAGATGCGCTACCAATCAAGCTAGGAATACCCCTTATAGTATCGATGGGATTCATAATTGCTTTTCCTATACTACCAACTGTTTTACCACCTAAACTTCCTAATCCTTTAAGTAAACTACCATCCCCAGCTGCTTTCAAACCAGCAAGGTTCTCGCTCAAAGTACCACCCACAGCAGTAGGTCCAGCTACAGTCAATAAAGCAAGTGGATTTGCATCCCCTCTAACTACATTTCTTACTGTATCTGTTTTGGATATAAGAGCTGCTGGTATCTGCCAAGGACCCGGTACGAACTGAGCTACCTTAGCTACTGGTGCAACAACTTTTTTCAAGAACTTACCTACTTTTTTCATGAAGCCAAATTGAGCAACACCTGTAACTGGGTTAATGTTGGCAGAGTTCAATCCACCAACAGTTGCTACCTCTATCGGAATACCAAACTCATCGAATTTTCTTTGCACCACTTGTTCGAATTGAGGATCCTCTAACATCACAGGATCTATTATAACTTCACCGGGTTTTAAGTGACCTATCTCAGTGTCATCACCCTCACCTTCTATTCTTAATTGTTCTGCTTGTTCAAATAAAGGTGCTGTGCTTTTTTTTGAAAGTTCACGAATCTTTTGCAAAGCCATTTCTTTTTCTTCAGGTGTAAATGTCTCACCAGATTCCATTTGCGCTTGCTCCAGCACTTGCATCTCAGCATCAGAGATAGCACCTTGGGTTCGACCAGCTAAATCTCTCATAGCTTGAACATCAGCAGATGTGTCTTTATATGGTCCAAACATATCCATTTCTCTATTAGAGATAGCACCTTGGGTTGGAGCTACAGTATCACCCATAAAATTAGCGATTCTTTTTTCTAACATTTGATTCATCTTATTAACCTATTGTTACTGATACGCTACCTATTGCTGTGGTGACACCTAGACCTGATGGATAAGTTTGTTGACCATAAAGATTTCTCATCCTTGTTCCATCAAAAGCCTGATGTATTCTTTCTGTTGTATTATATATTATAGCACCTGTAGCAAATTGCAATTCAGAAATCTCTGTAGCGTTGAAGCTAGGTGTTTTTTCTGGATCTATCGCACTTAGGTTTATTTCTAAAATTCTAACTAAACGATTAAAAAGTTCAGGTGTAAGCTCAAGACCTTCAGCCAATGGCAATCTAGTTTGTAAAAGTTTACTCATGCTCTCCTACCAGAAGGTTGTATATCTATTCTTGTAGATCCTAGTCTCCATTTAAAATCTTTTCTATCAGTAACATTATTATCATCATCAGATTCAAATCTTAAAGCAAACTGTCTACCTCTTGCTCTAACGAAACTTTGAGTTGTTAATTCTGTAATCTGATTTGTGCTATCTGTTCCTAATGAGTTTCCATTAGTGTCTCTTTGTTTCAAAACAATGTTGATTGCACCATTTTGTGATGTGCCAAGATCTTTTATAAATTTTAAATCAGGCAATATTCTTTTTATAAAAGCCAATCTTTCTCCATCTTCAATGTCGAAATCTCCTGATTCTATAAAAACATTATCCATGGGATCGCTATCGTTATTAAAACCGCTTTCATGATTATATACATAATAAGATGAACCACTTATTCCTGTAGCTTGTGGTGTATTCTCGACACCTGAATCTATCCATGCATATCTAATTAAACTGCCAACTGACCATAAATTTTCTTCATAGTTATATATTACATATCTGGATATTTCTTTCGTATCATCTTCTTTAGATGGGTAAAAAAACCAAACTTCTCCAAATTCTGCATTTAAACCAGCATGACATTTAAAAGCCTGTGACTCATCAAGATCTGAAAAAACATAATCTTGTACTGTACATGGTAATTTTTTGACTGCGCCATTGTAATAATAAAAACTATTTTTTGACATGTAAAAAACACCGCTTGGTGTGTTTACGAATGATTTAGGACCTAACAAGCCAGCACCTTCATTAATTAGATTCAATGAAAAAGTCAAAGGTGGTCCTATAAAATTCATCGAATACAAAGATGCATCAGTCCATATGAGTATTTCTTGTCTTGATTTTACACCACCTATTATTTGCGAACCGCTAGATAATCTAAGCGATCCAGCAGTGTTTGTGCTCAATGCTTCCCACTCTGTAGCAGATTCTTGATCGCTGAAAGCAATTAACATGGGATCAACAACACCTGTCCTTGATCCGCTAGATAGTGGATCTGCACCTAAAACAATAACATGCCTGTCTGTTTCAGATATTAAAACTTGTAATCCAGCTGTTGGTGCTTTATTAGCACCGCTTCTTGATGATAAAGATACTGCCCTAGAAGATAACCCATCATTTTCTGTCCAATAAAAAATATCACCACCTCTTGGGTTCATGACTAAATCTTCTCCAAAATTATCATGGCTCCATAATCTCAGTTGGTTAGAAAAAGTCAAAGATGTAGAAGAACCAAAAGTACCAGATCCCCAAGCACCAACACCCCATCCAGTACCTTCTACATAATTATCTTTTCCTACATTTATTTGATAACTACCATCTACACCTGATCCACCATTACCTGAGTCTGATGAGTTAGCTGTTACTGTTGAACCACTTGTGTCTTTAGCAACAAAAGTATAAGTATTCGCAGTTGGAACTGTAACTATCTGATATTCTTGATTTAAAACCGATGCAGTTATCAAGCCACCTAAACTTACTGCGCCAGATATAGTTACAAAATCACCAATCACAGCTCCATGCGATGAATCTGTTGCTGTTATGGTTGATGATCCATTAGTAGCAGAAAAAGTTATGCTATTGGTTGATGTCTTTCTTATTGGTGTGATGTCATTGAATGTGCCACCAGATTCAATGTAATATTTTAGAGTTGTGCCAACTCCCAATAACCTAGTGCCAGATAATGATAGCCATTGATGTAAAGCTCTCGGTATTCCTAATACCACATTAGATGATTTTTTTATCCAACCACCTATTTTTTCTACTCTGCTTTTACGAAATCTAATTAAATTAGAATCTACCCATCCACCCCTGTTGGAAAGATCAGTTTCTTCTTTATTTACACCAGCTACAAATTCAATTTTTTTTAAAGCCATAGTAAACTCCTATAGTAAAAAGTTTACCATGAATCAAGCTAATCTGATAATCGCACCTGTAGCCGTTGGGGAAGGCATGACTATAGTAAAATCCCCCGCTGTTGAAGTTTTATCCCCTCCAAAGTCGATCGCACAAATAGCTTTGTTACTGTTGGTTGAGTTGTAAATTAAGCAACCTCTAGCTGTAACTGTAGCTGTTGAGAAAGTTAAATCCGCAAAATCAACTACTGCTGTGCTACCAGAAAGAGCTGGTGTAACATTTGTCAATGCATTACCACCAGCACTGTAATTAGTTCCTGATACTTCTTGACCTGTTCCATAAGCAGTTGTGCCAGCTCCCATAGTTGCGCTACTTGTAAAAAGAGCCAACTTTATTGAGTCTGCGCCATTCGTTAAATTATGACCTTCGACTAACACTTCTTGCTTAAATGAATTTGCTATCGCGCTCGATATAGCCATGTTTATACCTCTATTTCAATTGTTTAATAATATCTGCCATGTCTTTGTGCCCTTGAGAATCAAGCAAACCTCTTATGGTTACTCGATCACTGTCAATTGCACTTTTGACACCATTTAATACTACAGTATAAACATGATTTTGAAAAGCATGTGCTTGTTGTCTTACATGCTCAGGTGCTGTATTACTAATATCACAAATTTTCTTTGTAATTTGCTCTGCCCAAAACTCTGGTGGATGCCCTCTGTTTTCTGAGGTCTGCACCATGACTTGTCCTAGTTGTATGAATCCCTCACTCATCCTTTGTATGGCTCTGGTGGTTTAATTTCTGTTACTAAATGCATATTGTTCTCTTTCAATAATTCTTCTATTTTATTACTTGGAGCTATGATCCAAGAGTCTTTGTGTGGTACAGCTACTAAAGGATTTTCTAGCCTATGATAACCATACAGTCTTTCTTCAGCTGGCACATCTGCATCTAATACTGTAGATCTAGGTGAAACACCTACTGTTATATTATTTTCCATCAACTTGCACAACCAAAATTCAACACAAGCTCTGCCAGCTTCAGCAAAATGTAGATCATGCCTATAACTAAAATCTATACCAAAAAGATCTATAGCACCAACTTTATTATACATAGCAAAACCAAGTGCATAAGCAACTGTATTGTTTAGGTAAGCACACTTAGTGGCATTACAGACCTCTTGAAGTGGGTATTCAACAATACTGGGAACCCTCTCATCTAATTCACATGAGTATATTGGCACTTCGAGTTTTGGCAATACTTTTCTCATAACAGATGTTTGCTTACCAGCATCATCTGAATCTAAGAAGCGAGAAGCTGGATCCATCATAAAAACTCTATCGCAATTTAAAACACCAGCAACAGAATTTATACCCCAAGTTTCATCCCACTCTTTGGAGTTTTCCATACTAATTACATAATCAATTTGTGATATGCCCAAACCAAGCAAGGCAATGCGTTTGCCTTCTAAAGACTCTATTCGCTCCATTTTTTTGTCCTATCTATTTATTTATGTCACTCTTTGTCTTAATGAATCATACCTATATTCATCTCTTGTGTCACGACCTTCTGATTGATTTTTCATTCTTGCAATTGCTTCTTTAAATCTGTTATCGAACATTGCAATTGTTTGTTCACTTTCTTTTAGAAAAACTGCACCCTCAGTCAATGCTCCATACAATAATGCATCTGGGAAATCTGTAGATAAAACTGTTGTGCCACTATCAGAACCAGCAGTAAGGCTTGCTGGCTTATGCAAATAATGTAATTCTATAGTGTAATTTTGATCTGGCACTGGTGATAAAGCAAAAGAATCTTGACTAAATATAGAATAATACTTTGGTTTACCTGTAGATGTAAGGGTTGGACTGTACTCTCTCAAGAAACTAGCATGTTTTAAATCTAAATAATCATATGTGCTACTAGATACAATCGCTAAACTCATTGGAGCAAGAAAATCATTTGGTACAGCTAAAAACCTATTGCTTGTTTCTGCTGTACCTTGTACATTTTTTCTTTGTTCTGCAAGTTCAACTAACTTAAATATTCTATTTTCTGACTCTTTTATAAAAGTGTCTAAATTGTTAGTGAAAGTAGTTTCACTAGATTCTAAATAATCTCCAACTGCTGTTTTTAATGTCGCTAATGTAAAACTCATGTTGTTATCGAAACCTCTCCTACGCTGAATGTAGATTCAAAAGTAGTTAATTGTTTACCTAGCTTTCCTAGTCCTACATTAGTATATACCACAAAAAAGTTATTATCATCTGAAGTATCTACTCTTGCATCTGGTATTGCTCTTTCTTCTATTGGTGCTGATCTAGGACT